GTACAGTCCCATCACTCAACCAATAAAAGGTAGAATATGTGTACCTCTAGACTTGGCGTTTGAGAGACAATGGAATGATGCACAGAGAGGAACTCTTCCTTCACTATCTCTAGACTATGTATCTGAGAGTGTACTAGGTGAGAAGAAGTTAGTCAGCGATAAGTTCCCTGATAAGAATGAGTTCTTTAGAAGAGGTTGGCAAGAAGACACTGAAACCTATCTAGAATATGCCTTGAAAGACGTTGAGTTAATCAAGAGGATAGATGATGAGAACTTCACAACTGAAGCAATACTCTCGTTACAACGTTTACTGATTGCACCCTTTGACGCTTGCTTCTACGCTAGTAACATGGGTGGA